TTGATTCGAAAGGGAAAAAAATCGAGGGGTGCCACCTGCTCTGCCACCATGATAAATAAACCCACCCTATCAACCACTCTTGATGGTTCTCCAAGGGCTTTTTCTAGTAGTTTCTTTGTTTTATATACGGAGTTTACTCTGTTCTAATCGTGTTTCACTTGTCGTAAACCATTGTTTTCATTGACTAATTTAGTATTTTATGTTATTATAAATAGTATGATAAATACAATATCATGTATAACTTATGGAACTGTGCTCGAGTCACACTATAAAAATAAAGAGATTAACGTAAATGATTAAATATTCGTATGGATTATCAATTAGGCGATATGCCGACTCCTACTTTAACCAAATCAGCATCGTTAAAACTAGCAAAGGAAGTAGTTTGTTCTCTAGAGGAGAGGACTTTAATTGTTGAATTTAATCGTATTCCTCGAGTGTTTCACATATCTGCTACGCCAATGTATGTTAAAGATTGGCCAGCCAAACAAAGATACCTTTACTCATTAGTAATCAATCCGTTTGTAGTAGCAGAGAAGGGAATCGTTCTTAAGTGGTCGTTTGTATCCGACTTTATATTGTCATTGCGTTATTACCATCAGAAAAGCCATCGTGCTCCTGTTATGTGGTTTCGTTATGAAGAGGATAGGAATTTGTTTTATCGCCACTATGGAGATGAATGTTTCATCATGTGGTGTGTTGGAAGTTTAGAGATTGAGGAGAATAAAAATGAAAATGAATCACGGTGTAACGAACGTCTGCTTGTTCAAGACTGATGATGGGAAAACTATGTATATGTTGGACGATAGAGCGCGGCATGTTTGGATTAATGCTTTACAAATAATCTATTCCGCTATTAAAGATGATCCACATAACAAGCCAGCTGGATGGAATCAATACGATAATAATGCCATCACAACTATGTTTAAGTGGTTGGAAGAGGGGCGAGACTTTAATAAGAGTCAGTTTACAAAGTTAGGGTTTGCGTTGCGTAAACTTAAATTACCGTCTGGTATTCAGAGTTGGAATAAAGCACTGGGCCTTACTTATGGTTATAAGATGAGTAGTAATGAGGCTCATGAGACGTTAATGATGCGGCGTAATAGAGGCGATCGTATTAAAACATTAAAGCAGGCACGAGCATCGCTACAAAATGCAGAAGTGTCTTTAGATAATGCCAAGCATGAGGTTAATGTTGCTCGTAATAACTTTGAGTCGTTGTTTGAGTTGGAAGAGGTTGCTTAATGTATTGGAAACAAGACGCTTATAAAACTATTTTAACTAATAAAGGTGAAGAGATTATCGTATCTGAGTGCGATTATGAGTACTTGTCACAGTCTATATGGCATGTAACCAACCACGGCCTTGTTGCTCGTGCTTGGAAAGTAAGTGATCCGGAGTGGATTCCGCGTACTTTAATACTGATGGCAAGGTTATTAGAGGGTTATCCGCCCCAAAACATCCGTGTCTATCACCATAACCTAAACAAATTAGATTGTCGTAAAAGCAATCTGCGGGTAATGGAAGCAAAACAACATCAGCAATGGACACAAGAGAAGAAGGTTATTCCAGAAAGTAATTGGCAACCACTTAACTGGGAACAGGAAATGATAAACATTAGGAAGCAGAATGAAGTTACCAGTTAGAAACAATATGCCTTTAATGGGTTTGACAGGAGTTGTTCTTATTCCGTTACTTGCTACCGGTTATTTGGAGCATTGGACTTGGATTGTGTTGTGTGTGTTTTTGATTGTTACTGGAATAGGCCAGCAACAGTCTAATTAAATTTAATCCGTAATATGCTTAACACCACAGCACGATCCATTCTAATTTGTTTGGAATATGTAAGTGTCTAGTTTGTCTTCAAGGCGTATAACGCTGTCTTTCAAGTCGTCTATAGCGCGTTGTATGTAAGATTCTTGCCTATCAATACGCTGTTCTACTTGTGTGATGTGTGTCTCAAGTACAGATATGCGTTTATCCATGCTATTAACATAGAGTAAAGCAGATCCAAATATAGAGATGGTTATAAAGAGGTGGCTCGCTGTAATTATATTATTCGAGAGCCACTGATTGGACATTATGCGTCTTCTTCTGTCAGTGTGTAAAAGTCACTGTTTAGTGCCATAATAGTTTTTATTCGTTCGCCTACTTCTTCTTCAACCACCCATATGAGTTGGTTATTCTCTTCATCTGTGCCAACGTTAGCTGCGTGATGAACTTCATATGCTACATACCCTCTGATTACTTGTAATTGTGAAGGTTGTAGATTATCTAATCTTAAACTGTATTTTTTTAACATCCGTATTTTCTCGCTCTAACTATGCAATCCCATTCACTATTTGGGAAGGTAATCTCTATATGAACAAAGGCACTTGCAGTACCCACTGTGGATAAGCCTGTTGTGTTACCACTCGCGTCAATCCACGATGGTCTTCCGCCAGTATCTTCATATGTAATATCTGGGCCACCTGAAAATATTGGAAGCATACTATTGACGGTAAAACTAGTTGCACCACTAAAGCCGCCCACTTTGTACCAAAAGTGGAAGGTTTCCAAGGATCCCCAACCTGGCCAATCGGTATCAGCCCAAATTGTGCTCCAGTTTCCTACTCCACCTAAAATAGTTACAGGAACACTTGAATCACCAACTTGTGAGAAGTGGTGTCCTCTCAAATCTGAATAACCACCGCCATTATCCAAGTTAAAGGTAGTGCTGTTTGAGGTTGCAAAATCACTTTGGGCGACAGGTGTAATATCCATGCCAACCATTGCTTTAATACCGGCGCCGATTTGAGTACTTCCAGATACACTGCCTCCGTCAAAACGCAACATTTGCTTACTATAATATGTGCCACCAGAGTCATATACACCACTACTCATCGTCGTCCAACTTGAGCCTGCCATTTGTTCCACGTCAAAGTCTTTTTTCTTGGTGTTATCTGACGAATGCNTTATCTGCATTTGGATTTTATTGCCGTTGTAATTACCGTCATCTTCAACTCGGAATCGAATACGTGAATGACGCGAACCACCAGCTGCTGTTAATGGGTTTTCAATCCAAAGTTGGTTATAAGATTGTGACGAGATTTTAATTGGAACATCAGTATCAATTTGGCTATCAGTCGAGTCAGTTAAAACATTACCAGTCAAATCACCTGAAAAACTACTGCCTCCACTAATTGTGCCAGGGAGGAATTTGTCACCAATTGTTACAGTAGCTGTCGTCCCTGAACCACCGCCTCCACTGAACGATATTGTTGGGGCAGATGTGTATCCAGTGCCTCTATTTGTAATTGTAATGCTTGTAACTACGCCAGCATCTTCTATTGCTGTAGCTGCCGCTCCAGATCCACCACCACCACTGAATGCCACTGTTGGAGGACTTGTATAACCTGAACCACCTGCAGTTATTGTGCAAAGGCTATTGCCTGTATTAGGATCAATAGTGCCTAATAATCCGCTTGTCCAAACCAATGTCTGTCCTGATGTTGGTGCTGTAGTTTGAATATCAACATCATCCAAACCTGTAATGCTTGCACCACCTGTTTTTAGCTGGTAAGCAACTTCATCCCACCAAATAAGTGCCTTTTGGTAGCCGCCTCCGCCATATGCACCTGCTATTGTCGCCCAATCTCCCATTTGATCAGTCCAAAGGGTTCTTGGTTCCCAAGTATCACTCTTCCCTGCGCTTGCGGCACGAAATTGTAGAACCTTGTTATGAGAAGGTGTTGGTGATGAAACAGTAGTAGCAACATCAGAAATATCGCCCAATTCCGAGGCGGTAATACGAGCATCTGCTCTAGTATCAGTGTAATAAAGGTTGGTTGAACCTTCACCAATATCATCTGTGTCTAAAGTAACAGCTCCAGTTGCCGAATTGACGCTACTAACAGCACCTGATGCTGTGCTGGCAATCTCAATATCATTCGTGCCTTCGGTAATTGATATGTTAGAACCCGCTTTAATTTTGCGAAACTCCAAATCAATTCCTGTTTTTTGCTTGAAAGAACTTGCTCCTGTAAGCCCTACGTTAGATGCTGTTGTTCCTTCTTCTACAATTTGCTGGTTAATCCAATTTGAGCCATTCCATTGAAGCACATCATCACTGGCTGCAGTGGTAATAACAACATCGCTCAATCCATCAATTCCAGAATTTAGACTAAACGCTGTTCCTGTTAATGCTAGTCCTGTAGATGCGGAATATGTTGTATTTGTGTCAGTTGAGGCAATTTCAATATCGTTAGCGTTCTCTGTAAGTGTGACATTGCTTCCTGCTGTTAAGGAACGCATTGTAAAATCAACACCGCTCTTTGCCTTAAAGACATTCTTGCCAGAACCTAAATTAGAAGCAGTATTAACTTCACCTGTGTCCAAGTCTGTGTTTGGAACCCACTCTGTTCCACTCCATTTAAGCACTTGCCCTGTAGAAGCGGCAGTTGAGGACACATCACTTAACCCGCCAATAGCAGAATCAAGTGCGAATGTTGTGCTTGTTAAAGATAAACCTGTACCACTGGAATATGTTGTATTTGTATCAGTTGAAGCAATCGTAATGTCATTTGTGTTTTGTGTAACAGTGACATTAGTGCCTCCTAGTAGTGTTCTAAAAGAGTGTGCAGTTGCGGCACCACTTGTTTTATCAACTTCAGCACCACCGCCAACATTAGTTACTGTAAGGCCCAATGCTGAAGAATCAACATAGCCTTTTGTAGCGGCATCGCTTGATGCTGTTGGAGTAGCAACATTTATAATTTTGTCACTGCCCACATCCCATGCATCCAGGGTTTCATTCCATAGGAAACTCTTATCAGTAGCACTTCCTCTATCTACTGTAAAACCTGCTGTTCCTGCGGTAACGCCAGCACCTGATTCACCCTTATTAACTACAATTACGTTATCTGCAACTTCTAAATTAGTTGTATCAAGAGTTGTTGTTGTTCCACTAACAGTCAAATCACCTGCAACCGTCATATCTTGAATATTAGTAATATTCTTACTATTCGCGTCTAAATTACCGCCTAATTTCGGTGCTTTATCTTGAAAGATTACAGTGCGTTTAAGGATGCCACCATTAGTAATTGCCATACTATGAAATTACTCCAAGGCCAATTCGTACTGTTGCCGACCCAGATGTAAAATTGCCTGTCTTAAACCCAATTCTTACTTGTGTGTCTGGAGCAATTCGAAACGTGTCTTCCGCTTCTTCTGCTGATTCATATGAATGGGCATCGTAAGTTGTCACAGCGGATTCTATAAACCTTCTTTGTAAAGTAATAACGCCTACATAACTACCCGTCACGCTCACATCACCGTCCATAAATGAACCGCCGATTACGGATTTTCTTATTTTTGAACCGTCCAGCCAATCTGTAAAAGTATTTTCTGCGGTCAATGTTGCTGTTTTGTAAAAATCGCTCATAAAATTGTTCTCTTTTTTATATTTATCACAGGCTATAAAAGTAGTAATTACTGCCAGACTTGAATGGTCCAAACATTGAACCGCGTTGCCAATAATTACTAGCATCTAGTCCAACTGGGAACCAGCCATTTATTGGTATATGACTAGTTAGCATACCGCTTGCTGGGATTGTGCCAACCTTTGAATGGTTAAAGACGTTGTAATTTGTACTGTTGTAAGTTTTTACTTGTGTCCCATTCCTTGCGTAAACATCTTGTGCTCTAAATTGCACTAATGGCCCATCATCCTTAAATGTTTCGCTAGTGCCAACACTGCCATCAGTGTATGTAATCATTGTGCCAGGTGCATCTAAATAATTATTCTCCAGTATTGTTCTTACTCCACTTACACTAAATTCCACGCCTTTTGATACACCAGTTATAGTGGAGGCATTATTCGGTTCATCCCAGGCTCTTAAAAACCTAACACCTGTACCTGCAGAGTACGCGGGAATAATACTGGACAAATCTACCCAGTCGCCGGCTGTTTTTGTTAAATTAGACGTGTAGTAATAATGGATACTAATCTCGTTAGTAGTTGTGTCTTTTTCAAATGTCCATGTATTGTTATTGACCCTAATAAAATCTATAACTTCAACACCACTGAAATTAGTTGTGGTGCTTCCTCGAACTGGATTGGGAACGGTGAAAATTGCATTTACATACAAATCACCATTTGAAGTTATGTAAGAAACGCCGTTTGGTTCTGCTTTAACCTTAAACATTCCGTTGGTTGATTGGTGTATTCCACTAGCAGTCGACCCACTGCCTGCTGATAGGTAGGACGACCAGTTATAAGGTGTATAACCAGAACCAAGTGCTTGGTTAGTCCACAAGTCCGATGCTTTATAAAACTCATTTGCTGATGAATCACCAATTAACAAGTCATCATAAAATGGTATTAATGAATCAATATTTGTTAGCCATTGATAGCAATCAATACCAGTCCAAGTCATTGCTCCAGAACCTGTATTAGGTAGAAACTTAAATAAGGTTGCACCTCCAACCGCCGTCCCGAAGCCTGCGTTATTAGCGTCAAATAACCAAACAACATTATTTTCAGTCACATGCCAAGTTGTATCCACAGTATTCAATGCCATTGGTGCTGTTGAACCATCAATATGACTTGGTGTTGCTGAATAACCATAAGGCGTCCAAACTTCTGTACCAGTATTAGTACTTCCAGATGCGTCTGTTATAGAGTGTGTTACTGTTGCGGCGGCACTTGGGCTACTAATTGTTGATGCATTAATAGTTGTAAGAATGCCTGGAGTAGCACCAGAACTTCCACTGGCAGGTGATAGTGTTCCAGTAGTACCTGATTGCGTATAAGTGATGGTATCTGGATGCTCTGATTCAGCAAATGCACCAATTGGATATGTTGTAATTAACGAAGTATTAAAGTAACGAGTTGGGCTTAATACAAGAATTTGAGGAGCCAGAGTCTGCACCACCTGAAGTGTAAATGCTTCATCAGCAGTTCTTGATGTGCTGTCTGTTACTCTAACGGTAAAACTGTATGTTGTTGCACTACTAACAGTTCCGCTTGGTACAGTGCCAGTCAAGTTACCATTTGATGCTAATGATAATCCTGTAGGTAAAGAACCACTTTGTATTGCATAAGTTAGTGTGTCACCAGTATCTGGATCCAAAGCCATAAACGTGTAACTAAACGCAACTATTTCTACAGCTCTTCCTATTGATCCACTTGTATCCCAATATGGACTATCTGCTATGCCAGTAGCATTCATTACTATAGTGTCAGATGCTTGTGTAATATTGCCCGTTCCAGCATGTCTAACTTGTGTATACGTAATATTGAAGTTTGTGTCGTAGTTACTGGCAGGTATAAACGTTAATGTGGCTAAAGTTCCATTAATAAATGCTTTGTTACCTATTGTTGCCCACGTGCCGTTAACACTATCTGTTGTTACACCAGCATAAACACTTCTCAATGTTCCTGCTTCTGTTGGAAATGTCATTGTTATTGTGTAGTTGTCTCCAACTGCCGCATCAGTAACTTGTGGAGCACTACTACCGAAAGAAAACGTAGTATCTTCTGTCCAACTTAATGGGGTAGTTATAGAGTACTCTGATGTTCCAGCACCAGTAAATGTACTTGTGCCATTAGCAGATAAACTATTCGTGTTATCAGTAGCATTTATATAAAGTTCCCAACTACTATCAACATCGGCGTGTGGCGTAAACTTAATACCATTACGTAAAATTTCATAAACAGTATCAGCATCATTACCAGGGCTAACGCCAATAGTTAATGTATTCCCATCCCAATTAGTTTGTGCAGTAACATCTGAAGCACTCACTTGTAGTGCTGGTGTTATAACTTCCACTACGCCTACAACGTTAGCACCACTTGTAATTGCCAATGCATTATGAGCAGGATCACGCATCTGCATTGTTAATACAACGTCAGTTGCGGCTGCATCAAAGTATTGTTGTGGATACCATGTGTAAGCAGTATCTTCATCATATGCATGTGAGGCAGTATGATTTTCCAAGTAAGCACTATGAGCAGTACCATTAAACGCTACAGCAAATGCATTTAGTTGGAGGATACCGTCTGTTGTTTGTACTTGGTGATACGTTAGTATTGAATCAGTAGTCATATTTGTTGTAGCTGGAATAAATTCAACATCAAGCAACCTATCATTAATTTCACTTTTCGTTCCTGTAATCCGTAATACTGGAACAGTATCGTAATATGGAGGTGATAATGTTGTTCCATCACTAACCAGTGTCCATTGTGTGGCGTAATTAGGAATATCAAATGTGCCAATGTTTGAAGGTTCGCCTGAAGAATTTCCTAACGCAATATCTAAACGATAACTTTTGCCTGTGGCGTTGTCTGTAATTTCCAACGCAGGTGAGTCAAATATATTGTTATGTTGTCGTTGATGATAAGTGCGAACACTTGTAGCACCACTCAATTCAGTATCAGCGGAAACATTTGTAACTGTTATTGTGCCGCTTGCTTGTGTAATGCTGTCTGTAGTTTGTGTTTGTACATATGTAATCAATACAGTTGCAGTAATATCAGCCAGTGGTGTGTAAGTAACATTGGCAAGATTTGTATTACAAACAGATTTTGTGCCAGTTATTGTTAAAGTTCCTGCTCCAGCGTTCCAAACACCACTTGTGCTACTTAATGAAGCATGTGCTGTATTGTTAACTGTAAGGACAACGCTATAGTTTTTCCCTGTCGCCACGTCAATAATTTCCGGAGCAGGGGATAAGATAAACGCCGTGTCTTCAACATATGTGTATGAAGCGTTGTGGTTCTGTGCTTCATTACTATCTATACCTTGTAAAGTAAATGAAACAGGTGTTGAACCAATCGCCGGTGTGTGCCAAATACTATCTGTAGTTTGTTCCTGATAGTAATTGTAAACAGCACTAGTAGTGTAATCTGCAGGCGGTGTAACTGTTAGTGTGCTCAAATAACTATTAACTTCTGATTTTGTGCCTGTAATTACTGCGGCATATCCAGGTGTAACGGTACTAAATGTGCCACCACTACCACTAGCAGATAATCCACCGATCGCGGCGGGCCCAGTAATATGCACTTCATAACTTTTGCCTACAGCAACGTCTGTGACAGCAAGTCCAGTAATAGTGTGTGTTGTATCTTCGAAGTAATATTGTATAGCTGTTAAACTGTAATCACTGCTATTAACACCAGCCATAGTTAATGATCCTGTAGTAACTAAAGCAGGAACACTTGATCCTGTAGTAACAGGGTTAGTTTGGGTGTAGGTAATAGTAAAACTTGAGTTGTAATCTACCGTTGGGGTAAATGTTAATGCCGCTAAATGAGCATTAATGTCTGCTTTTGTGCCACTTAATGTTAGTGTAGGATAAACCCAAGTTTTTGTAGCACTGTTAGATACTGAAGTACTTAAAGTGCCTGTTGGTCCCGCCCAATAAAGTGATGAAGTAAGTGTTACTGTGTAAGCATCTGGTGTATTAGCATCAGTAGTATTGTCTGCAATTTGAGGTGCTGGACTAAAGTTGTAAGCAATATCTTCATCCCAATTATGAGTAACACCGTTATGGTTAGTTGCTTCTACGGTGTCCGTTAATGTCAAATGCCAAGTGTAACTTTGACTCAAACTGTGCACAGTATCAGTAAACGTCATAGCACTACTCATTGTGCTTGCTACTGTATCGTGTTGTAGTAACCAACCCATATTCGACACGGAAGTATTAAAGTCAACACCACTAGGGCAAGTAAGTGTTGCTCCGTTTGTTGTAATTACTAATGTAGAACCTGCTGTAAGGTTTGGGCAATGAGGCACTACGTTTGCAATCAAACCTGTACCTGTCCAATCCCACACAAGAGTAACGTTGCTATGTGTAGCACTACCACTAGGAGTGCCTGTGTCTGCAAGATTTGGTAAATGAGTGCCAGGTATTAATGCAACTCCACTGCCTTCTGCGGCAGTTAAATTAAGATGGGGATGAAAGGCACCAACGGGTGTTAATGTTGGTGGTGAAGCAATGCCTGATATGGGATGTTTGTTACTGCTGTTATAAGTTGTGCTCCAAAGTTTGGTATAAGTGCCATCAGTAATTGAAACATCAATCTCAATACTGGGCCACTCATCATTGTCTACTACAAAATATACCTGTGATGACTCACTTAAAGCAGTTGTTGGAGTAACGTTAAAAGTAAGAGTTGCCGAGCCACTAGACGTGCCAGCAGTACTACCCGCCGGTCCAGTGAATGAACCTGCACTACTTGGTGTTGCAGTATAAGTTACGCCGTATGTTGCGTTATTGTTAGTTGTCTCGTAAAAAGATGCTAATGGTAAATTAATGCTTGCTGTCAATCGTCACTGTCCTCTGTAAAACTTGCAGGCCAGCTTGCTGAATAACCAAACCCAGATACATAGCCCAAATCTACTCGTCCAAACTTGCCGCCATCATATTTACGCAATTCCAATTCATACTCAAAATTGCGTTTTTCTTGTGTAGTTAGCACTTCATAAATTACATGTTTGCCCGCTTCAGCAATTATGTATGGGCAATTTTCATAGGCATTTAATCCTGTGTAATTAACATTAGGATCTTTTATTGTTGCCGCAAATGTTGTGGACAAATTAAATGAAGTTGTTGTAGTGCCTGGATTAGTTATTGTTCCACTAAACACTCGTGCCGTATTAGCACTTGTGCCCATTCCATATTGAAAGTACAAGTAATAAACTTTGCCAGTAACAAATGTAAATGCGTTATCAATAACAACTGTTTGACTACCTGTAATACTGACAATGCGTCCACCCCATCTTGTTCCGTCATAAATGCTGTTAGAAACTACACACAAGTCTCCCGGTTTTGTCCACATACCCAATGCACCAGTAGTACAAGTTAGCAGTTGATGTGCAGTACGATCATCTTCAATAATCATACGCCCATAACGCCGAGCCTCGTCTGCGGTATCTATACCAAAGCCTATAACATCCTTGTTAATACGCCTTCCAATTATTCCTGTTACTGCGTCAAATTTAGGTGGCATAAAATCTTCTGAAGAAATTGCGTCTTGTGTCCATTCTTTTAATTTATTGTTAAACTTTGTTGTTACAGTAGCGGTAGTTGACTCTACTGAATCAGACGCATAAGCAAAGGAATGAGCATTTGTTTGGTTAATAATAGCGTTGTAGCCACGTGGCTTATCTTGATAAAGCCGCAAGTACCCTTCATACCAATACGGTTTGCCGTGCATGGAACTTGCCATGTCTGCAAGGTTTTCTGGAAAGTTTTTATCTTGTTGCATTAATGCATTAAGGGTATAACGTTTGGGCGTTAAGTTATTGCCGGCTCCTGGACCACAAGTTTCAATTAAGTAAATGTTGTCAGTTGCGGCAAAGCCACTACCAGCACTAGTTACTGCAACAGATAGTACGGTGCCGTCGGAATTTAAAGTAACCGTAAACGCGGCACCAACACCATTTGTGTCCATAGCAACTACTGGCGTAAAGTAAGCGATACCACCGGCTGTTACTGTTACCGTACTCATTGCTGTGCCCGTTACTGTGTGCGTTAATGTGCAACCGCTTCCGCCGTTGTCTTTAAGTGTTGAAAACACATTCTCGTCACATCTTGCTCGAGCATCCCAACAGTCAGACTGGAATTTGGATAGATTGTCTGTCCAACGAGTGTGGTTAAACATTTGTCCAGTTCCATAGCGTTTGTTTGTTGCATAGTCGTATATGCAATCCGCTGTATTTGTTCCATAGGTAGCAGACACTTCTACAGTTGACGCTGACGCAAGGTTGGTAATCTTCTTTCCTTTATAAACAACTGCTAAGTTTTTTGCTTTAGCGTTTCTATCTACAATGTAGGAATATTCAATCTGTGAAACGTTTGGGTAGGTAACATTCTCATCCCATTTTGTCGCCCAAGTTGTTTCGTAATTTGGAAGAGTTGTAACTTCAGTACTTGCTACCTTTATTGGATTAATGTCATCAGGATCATCTCCTGGATCAGTTGTTGTCCCTTTTACCTTTTTCCGTTTATCAATTGCTACACAAAGATCACTGTATACAGTTTCTGTATCTGCTTCTGTTCGCATTGCTAAACAAAACTTCTGTCGGTATGGCCGCAATGCTTCTACAATTGTGTCACCTCTGTATGTGTAATGGTCATACATAATAGCACCGCGTATTGCATTTCTAATCAAGTACGCAGGGCCCCAAAACATTATGTAAGCAGTATTTGCTTGTGTTGTTCCTAAAACATCCCAAGGAGCAAATGTCCAACCAGCGTGATTAAAGTCTGCTTTATAATTAACACCAGTTCCGCTAATTGCATCATCATATGGACCATTTTCCCAATCGGTTATACGCATTGGAGCGTTGTTCCACATTTTGGCATTCTCAAATGGCAATTGTTGTTCCAAAGTCAAGACAGCGGTGGCTATGGAAGATGTTGTTTCCTGAAAATCGCTAACTAAACACGTTGCTGAAGTGCCATCGTTATATGAAAGGTAACTTTTGTTTTGTATCCTATATGGCGTTGTGATTGGCGAAAGTGACGCACCTTGCGAAATTAAATAAGCCGTCCTGGCCACTGAAGCGTAGTTATAGGCCTCCAACATATTATTACGAGGATCAATATCAAACCAATGCATCATTGGTTCTGTGCCAACACCAAATCGTCCTAATTTTTCCCAAGCAATTGCTACATAAACAGTTTCATTGTCATCAACACCACTAATAACAATATTGTCTAGTGATCCATATTGATGATCATCATTACCAAACTCATCATATGTATAACTGCTTGTTAGTGGTGTTTTGTAATAAATGACGGTTGAACAATTAATACTTGGTTTACTTGTATTATCTTTAGACGTGCTATGCGATGTGCCGGCAACTTTGCCTGATATTCTCAAACTCATATGACTATTATTTTCCCTGAAAATGTTGTATCGCTCATCGGCGTTGATACAAATACGCCGCCTGAATCATAAAAATAATCTGTATATTGTGGAGTGGCAGAGAGTATGTTCACTGGTACCAAATCTGTTGTGTAGTAGAGCATTGATGGAGCATCGTCTGGTACTGTCCAATATAGAGTGCCATTTTTCACACCGGGCCCGGCGATCCCACCCGATATTGTTACTCCATCAGTAAATGGAACACCTTCATAGTTAATCCAGTCACTTGCCGCATTGTTTATATATGCACCACTGCCAGGAGAGCAAACGTTGTTTGTGTAACTTATATTGAAACGAACATACCCAGTAATTTGTGGTACGCCTGTTAAACCAGGTGAGTTTCCATCAGTAATGTTTAATGAACTATCAGTGCAATCAAACGTATAAGATTGCCCACGTTTAACTGTAATGTCTGGTACTGGACGCCCATTAATTGTTATAACATTTGCTGGGAATGTTTGTGGATTTGTGCCAGTACCAGTACCAGTACCATCTTCTCTCCCAGTTTGTCCAAACAAAGTATCTTCATAAACAGGAACCTTATTCCATCTCCAAGGTGCATACCCGGTTCCGCTAGTCCATGGTGTCTTATTACCCCAACTGCCCCAAGTAACGTTGTAGGTATGTGAATGTGGCGGGTTCCATTCAAAGTCAGGTTCTGTAGCAACTGGAGGTAGAGTAGGTGGTACCGTTCCATCTACAGTTGTTATGCCTTGATCACGCAACACTTCGACAAAGTGTTTATTCACCCACAATTTAGTTTCTTCATCGTAAACAATAACGTCATCTTCTGATGGACGAGGAGCAGAAACATTTGTTAAAGCACCTAATCCATGCTCTAACACAAATGTAGGTATTCTTTTAGAACCAAAATTAACAAAGTCATCGTCATAAGTTAATGCATAAGATATATTTTTTGATGTGTATGCGGTTTTTCCAGGAATGTCTTTAAACTGTGTTGCAACTGGATTAATTTCATTTTTGTAATAAATGAATTGCATCCCTTCAGATGGCCCTTCACAAATTAAACGAACACCAAACACTTCTTTGTATTGCTTCAGTTCCTCTTCACTAACATATTGAATATCAGCATGAGTAGGTTCCCGTTGTATTTGTTGAATCTCTATTCCTGTTGTTAGTGCTTGTCCGTATAACACAGGAATATTTTTATCATGTCGTTGTGCTTCTTGATCCAGTACAGCACCTTTATATAAGTTTCCACTACTAGCGTTTCTACTTAATTTTCTATTAAGAACATAGGCAGATGATTTTGCTGGTGCTGTGTCAGAAACAGAACCAACGATGGCTTTTGCCATATCACGTGATAAGCCAGTTGTAGAGTATCTAGATATTGCCATTACTGTAATTTCCCCGTAAATGGCCTAGCACCACTTGTAAAACGTAACTTGCAATCCGAGTCTTTTCTCCCACATTGATCAAATTGCCAGTTGGTTACAGATGTTCCAGCAGGTGTGAAGTAGGTACTACCTGTATAAGGACACCAGCCTTCATCTAATGTGCCTTGTATAAAACCGTTTGTAGTAGTTGCATCTGGATGGCGATAGCGTAAAGAGCAAGTGCCATCGTGTATTTTTCTTATACCTGTATCGTCTTCATGTAAACCAGTAACAGGACCAAGTTCTAATTGGAGTGATGATTCAGTGCGTTCTTTAACTTTAGTAACAACGAACTTGTCTATTTTGTAACCATACCCAGATGTTTCTGTAACTGAAAGTTGGCTTTGGTAATCTGCATTTACTCTTATGCGAACAACTACAGCACCAATATATGGGAAAGGAATTGTTTGCCCTAAAGTTGTTGTCCAATGTGAAAGTGCAGATTGAAAAGTTGTGTCGGCGGCTAACCGCACATAATCAACACTAAACACAGGAGCAGGAATCAACGTTGGGCCTATACCTTCAAGCGAGTATCGAAGCCCATCAAAAGAAAAGCCTAAATTAGGAATAGACGTTGGAACAGCAACACCAGATTCAAGTGGAATAGAATCTATTACGGTTGTAATGTTTGTGCCATTTAGATTAACTGTACTGGTGCCCCACACAACTAATGGAGCAGCCATTCCTGTTTGAGTCAAATCAAATCCGAAAATATCAACCGGGAAAGCGTTATTAATACTAAAGCAGTCGTTGTAAAAGTTCCGTATCGTTACTGCCAATTATCTATCCTCTACCAATGTGGCAGAGAATCTAAAATGTATTGGTCCAGCACGTTCCTCCTGCCAATCTCTTATCCACCAATTGCGGTTAGTGCTATCTGTGGGTAATGTATCTGCTGTAATTTGTGTTCCGTCGCTGTTTGCTTCGTAAAATGTACGAAGAGTGCTTGCTTGAGTTGCAGTTAGAACATCGTGAACGATTGTATATACGCGGCGTAAGTTATTAACGCCGTCAGGTACTCGTTGTGAATACCCATCGCTAAATTCGGTTACGAACATTCTCACTTCATAAGCAACATCGCTATCAGGCGAAACGGGTACAGAGCTAGGCAAAGCGGGCATTGGCTAACGATCCTCCAAAGTTTGTTTGCTGGCGTATTTGTTCGCCAGTCTTATTAATAATTTCTTGTGCAAAGTCGCGTAGGAACGCTTTGTCCATTGCCATTTCCTTGCTTGCACCATTAACGGAAAAGTTAAAAACAATGTCTCCGGATGGGGCTTGTAATTGCGAGCCACGTCCTCCGGCTCTTTCTAATGGTCTGATAGTTGCTGGACCTTTAATAAGTTCAGGTCCTTCCTCACCTACTATGCCCCATCTACCACCTGGTAATTTACCGCCATCAGCAAATCCAAATATCTTTCCAATGCCGCCAAATAGACCATTAAGCAAACCACCAAATATTCCACTTGATCCACCAAACGAGCTGAAAATACTTTGGATGAAACCTCCAAACTTGCCCAACTTTTGGAACAATTTCGAAAATAATCCGTCCATCCAACTAGTAACACTTGCTGTAAGATTACCGACAACATCTATACTTGTAGTTGCGGCGGTTGTTGTAGTTTGTATTGCAGTTGTACAAGCATTCTGCAATTGAANCTCTTGGTTTTTTAAGTTATTA